ATACACATCATTCCTTGCTGCTATCTGCAACGCCTTGCGCCATGTTGCGCCTTGTTGTACTGCTCCAACTGCATACGAGGATCCAGAACCTATCCCATACACCCCATCATCACGAAGAAACACCGAGAAAGAATCATCTATCTCGTAGATCACTCCATTAACTGCAAGTAAAAATAAAAATTCATAGTCGTCAGACTTCTCATCTGGTACCCAGCCATTTTCTTTCAAGCATTCACGCATACTTGGAACTATATCTGTAATCATAAAATGATATTGATCTTTAGTTGATGGCGGTAAAGCTGGTGGTTTCCATATGTGCTGGATAGTATCGCATGGCATAGTTGTACCAGCACCAGCGATTAAATACTTACCACGCTTAGTAATCTTTGTAATGATAGGGTGCGAATAAGGTCTACCCTTTTCAGTTGTTGTTCTTGAATCCGCTGCAATAATACAGTGATCATTCTTTTGCACACCAATTATTGTAGTCATTATTTCCTAAGTCTTGGTGGTGTCCACCGTCCGTTTGTTCGTCGTCTGCCACGCATAGGCGTGGCAAACTCTTTACTCTTTTCTGTTCCTATATTTTTTTCTGCCCACTTGCGAGCTTCTGAGTATGTTAAGTTCTCACGAGCCATGACTATCTGTATACCAGAGCCACTACCATGACATGCATAACATACCCAGACGCCCTTCTCTGAATTAACTGAAGCAGACTTACGAGAATCATCATGCACTGGACAGAGAATAGACTTCTCCCCTTGTGGCAAGGTTAAACCATAATGATTAAAGACTGCTTCAAGAAATTCAGGTTGATTCATTTAATACCAATTCCTTTCTTGATGGAACTCGAACGCCTTGCACCAAGTTCCGTAACGATGAAGCACATACTTGTGTGCTTGTGATGTTTGTTTGAGTAACGACCACTCTGGTTTTGCCCACAGTAGTTGCCATGCTCCTTGTGCTCCACTCGACTTGTTGTATGCGTCGATGCGGTAACGGCTCTCCTTGTACGCAATCCTCTTTGCACAAGCAGATTCTTTCTTGTCCGTTGTTACTGTGCTTATCGCAAGCTCTATCGCTTCTTCCCTGTCCAGCAACATGATGCGCTTGTCCAAGGTTAGTGTCGGTGAGTTTGCTTCCGCTGGTGACATTAATATAAATGTCGCCGTTGTTACGGTCATTGCAATCAACCGCATAGTTACCTCTTTTCAGTTGATAACTAACTGTCACCTTGTTATCTATGTCCATTGTAACCTGCCTGTTTAAGCAGATCGACCCAGAGTTGCGCAGGCATTACTGCATACGACTCTGAGACATTTGTAGTGCCACGCTTTTTTACTAGCACCACGCCAGTCTCGGCATCTGCATGAGTCATTTCATTGTCTAACTCTTTCAGATACCCAGAGAGATCTATCTTCTTTTCATTCTTACATTCTACTACAACGCCATCTATTCCATCAATATCGCCAACATCATCATGACGACCAGCACCATACGCCCGCTCAGCACAAGGGAAACCATTGGCAACTAACCACTTAGCTACATCACGCTCATACTGTGAGCCTTTACGTTTACTTGGGGTTGACATAGTCACTCACCAGTATCTGTTTAACAACGATGCCACGTTGTTTTCTAATTGAGTTGCGATCTTGTGGCGATAAGCCACCCCATACACCATAAACCTCATGCAATATCCCCCACTCTGCACACTCATTTAACACTGGACATTCCGAACAAAACTTTTTTGCTAGTCTTTCTTCTGGGTTGTGACCACTACCTCTTTCTTCAGGAAAGAAAAATTCTAAACCAATCTGATTACAAGTTGCACTAGTGAAGTCTGGATATTTCATTGGTCAGTACCTCTATTGGTTCTAATTGATTAGCATCCATTACTAATCGAGTGCCGTAACCATAGTCATGTAGGTAATGATTAGCAAGAAAATTTTCTCGTGTTGTCCAACCAATAACATCAAACAAACTATCCACATGTGGGAGCTGTTTATCCCCAGAAAATTTTACAAGTACGGCTATATCTGAAACAAATAATTCTGGTGCATTAAATATTAATTGCGGTAATGTCGACGTCTTAACCTGTACAGATCTTCCCAGTAGCGTCTGTAAGTCGTGTCCGTTATCACCGCTCGGCGTAATCGAGTCATCCGTCGGTACCCCAAGGAGCCGAGCACATGCCACCTCACCCAGCCTACCCATAAGATTAACGGAATACGAGGAATTATTTTTATCAAACTTACGATCCGTAACATCGAACTCCTTCTTGTTCTGTCTTACCCTGTGGATAAACCTAAGTGAATCCATGATTTCATCTTCAGTTAATTCTATTACTGCCATTGTCGCATAGTCCTTGCTCTTTGTAGTTCGGCAGGTGAGTTGTATAAACTCATATGACTTGGTTCAACAGATAAAGTTACATAGTTTTCTGCAGTTGGATCTGCCTTACCATGGCGATTCTTTACAACTGCAACTCGATACACATTACTAATAGCATCTAACGCCACACTTAATACTAGTTCAGGTAAGGCTGATACCTTACCCATTAAAGCTTTACGTGGTGCTGGGTAGTTAGGCTTGGACATCTTCTCGTTCTCAGATACATGGTGCAGAACTATGAATGCTGATTCATATTCTCTAGCCATGTAGTGGAAGGCTGACATTGCATCACGCAATGCTGTCCATTCATTGTCGCTGACTGCAGCAACATTCATTAGGTTGTCAATATAAATTGCTGAAGGTGGAGCACCGTGCAATTCAATCCAAGCTTCGATCTCTTCTTCAATGTCTTGCAAAGAAGGAGACGGATCAAAACTAAATCGAACGTGTGCTGCACCATCAGCCAGCGCATCTTCTAGGAGAACGGATGCTTCCGAGTCCATCATTCTTTCAACATCAGTTACCGACTTGTCCATTAGGATCGCACCTGCACGAAGGGCAATCGTCCGAGAGTCAGAGTCTGCTGAAAAATAAAGGGCTGGGGTTTTAGATGTAATTGCGTACCATAAAGCAAGCATGGTCTTACCACCACCTGGTTGTGCTGCTACCAAGTGTAGTTGTGCTTGACGGAATACAACTTGGTTACCAGTAAGTTGAGGAAGAATCTCAGGTAGGGCATGCCCTGCTGGAGATTCGACTCCAACTACTTGCAGTAAGGTACGCATTGATTACTTAGTCCAGATTGTTTCGGCTTCGACTGCACCTACTGTGAATGGCTTCGGTCCTTTAGCAGGATCAAACCAACCCACGTAATTCTTGCCAGCCTTTGATACGCCCTTCTTCTTGGCGTATTTGCCACGACCATCTGGTAGATCTGGAGCATCTGGGTGTCCATATGTCCACTCATTATTGTACTTATCTTTGACTACCTCGATAGAGGTAGGACCAGAACTAACTACGGTTGGATTTAATCCACCATCGGTTAAAGCTTGTACTGCTTTATCCATTGATGTCATTCCACCACGACCACCTAAAGCGATCTGTAGTTCTGTTGCAGCCTTGATTGCACTCACTGCTGCTTGCATGTTGGTAGCAAACTCTTCAGGACTATCACCTCGGACGGTGAATAGGTCTGTGCTGTTTAGCTTGCCTGTGTATGAGAACTTAGATTCAGTCATCTATGTTCATCCTTTCTTTCCCTTGGTTGTTGGTACTTGCAGTGGGAAATCTATACTACCCATTGCTGGGCATTTATCTTGGAAGGAACACATCCGACACGAATCACCTACGGATGGTGGGAACCATCCGTTCAATACCGAATGGTTCATTGCACCAAATACATAATCAAAATATTCTATTGTTAGGTGCGACAAATCTATAAGATCGTCAAGTGCACCTTGTCTAGTCATAAAAAATGCGCCCCACTTGGGACGTACACCTGTAACTTTTTCAATACCAGATGCATATAAGCCTGCTTGTATCATTCCAAATGGCGTCCTGGAACCTGTCTTGTAGTCAACAATTACCAAGTCTTCCCCTACTTGGTAGATCGCATCAACAATAAAGCGAACTGGTGTTCCCCCGAAGTGAACATCAGCAGCCCATTCAATTCCAGGACGACCATCGGGCATCTTAGCAATCTTCCAACCAGATGACTCGTACCATTTATGGTACGCCTCTACCTGTTTGAGTCCATCACTTTGCCAGAATGATAGATCTTCTCCGTCTGGACGCAAGGTGGTCTTACGCCCAGCCGTCTTCCACTCTGTCGAGGGAATGCCAGATTTCTCTTCGACTTCCTTGACGGCGTCATTAAATACCTCAAGCCACTTCTGTGTCAAATCAATAGATGTCATCGTCGCCTTCTTTAAAATCTGGGTTGTCCACAGGAGTAGGTGCTGTCATAGGAGAGCCACACTCAGCACAGAAGGAATCAAGAAACCACATAACCAATTCATAGTCAACGAATACGGCACGGATAACCTGTATGTTTGATCCACAGTTGATACACTCATTGCTTGGTATACCACGCTGATCAATTGTCAAGTTGCTTCTTGTAAAGCTCATGGTTTAACCACTCCAACATGGAGTGGACAGCAGAGCCAGCAGCAAGATATACCGCAGGTTTCTCTGGAACCATAGCCACTTTGCTTAGATAATATTTTTGAGGACAGGATTGCCAAGTGGATAACTGGCTATACGATCTATGAGGGGGAAGTTCATTCATGGTAGAATAATACCAGCGAGTACCAAGATTACTTGATAGCGACACGCCTTTGTTTTTTACCAATATTAGTATAGGGTGGAGGGGTGGTGGGAGGGAAAGGCTCGCTCAGGCGAGCCGTGAAAGATATATGGAAGAGTTTATTAAACGAATAGAAGATGCGAAGACGCATCTTCCTGATGATCATAAAGATAAAGAGTGGATGGATGGGTTCAACCATGGTTTGGATTGGGCTATAAGGATTTTAAAGAAAGATAAATCTGCTTATTAAATAAAAAAAGAGGGGGATCAATTAAGATCCCCCTCTCCTTCTAGCCCTACCATTCTGGTGGAGCAACTGCGAGCGCATCCAGCGTGGCTATATTGATGCACCCGACTG